AAGCCACTAAATTCATTATGGTATAAACAAACAATTTGCGAAAGTTGCCAAGAAGGAAATGATTATCCAATTACTTACCCTTGCCTAACTATTCAGGTGATTGAGAAGGAACTCCAATGACACACGATGAAAATGTTATGAGCAAATTAACAGTAGGCGAAGCCGCTGAAATCTGCTTGAAGTTTCGCCACGACCGCAATGTTAGTGAGTGCATTTGCCAATACTTGAGCGATGTTGCTGAGTTAGAGGCTTCCAAGCACTTCCCTAAAGTTCCGATTGTGGTTTTGCCAGATGGTTATGAACCTACCAACACTCGCAAAAAATGGAAGTGGTGAAATGACCTACGATGAATTGCTGGCAAAAATAGCAAAAGAGTTTTCAATTAGCAAGTTCGACTCAACGCTCAGGTCGGTGGCTGAACTTCACGCGCCAGAAGGATCTCCAACGCAACAATGCGCTCATTGTCATTATGAGTACCCCTGCCCTACGATAAGAGAAATAGCGAGAGGGCTGAAATAATGGCTACCGACCTCATGCGATATTGGAGAAGAATCGCCGAACGTCAGGCTCGATTAGCAGACGTTTTGCTCGATATGTTTCTGGAAGAAAAGACAAAAAACAAAATGACTTATGTTTTACCTAACGCCTCGTCTGGCAATAATTTATTAAATAAAAATCCGTATAACGAGATAGTCAAAAAACTTAAAAAACAATTAAGCGACTGTTTTTGCGAAACAACGGAAAATAAGTGCTTTCATGCTGGCTTGTCTTTTGCCATTGCTTTTATAGAGGCAAACAGTTCTGAGGGAAACAACAAAAATGAGTGACAAACTGAAATTGCCAAGCGAGAAGGAAATTGAAAGGATGGCCGCATTAAACAAAAAAACAGTCACAGTTTCTAACGCGGTAAAGTATGGTAATTTTTTACGAGTATATTTTACGCTGGACAGGCTGAGAATCACAGAACAATGGAACAATAAAGAATCGGGCGACAATGGCTAATTACGAATACGAGTGTAAAACCGATGGAGTAATTACCGAAGCCGAGTTCCCTATCGGTACGGCTCCGGAGTTCACGCCTTGCCCCGTATGCTCAACAAACGCTCCGCGTAAGTTTTCCACGTTCAGACCGATATTTCGTGGGGATGGATGGGGCGGAAGCAAATAGATTTTTACTGCGACCCCCGGACTCTTGGCCGTCACTAAGGGTTCGGGGTGTAAAATTATCAGGTCACCTCTTGAAAGGGTTACGAATATGAACGGATTAAGCCTAGACAGTAAGATCTCGCGTCATAAGTGCGGTGAGTGGATTTACGAAGGCAACATTTGCCAAGTCTGCAAGAAAGGGCGGAAGGACGCCCAATAAAGTTCAGAGCAAAAATCCTCGTAATCGCCATCGTGGTTGGATCTTTGCAAAGCGTTGGAGCGCAAGCGGCTTTCGCCCCTAAAAGGCATTTAATCGTACAAATGGCTCCGAAGAAATATGCTCGGACTCTGGTATCTGACCGGCATCAGTTTTCCTGCCTTGTGAAATTGTGGAAACAAGAAAGTAACTGGAATCCGAACGCTCTCAATAAATCGTCTGGGGCGTATGGCATCGCTCAATTTCTTCCCTCGACGTGGGGCAATTACAATATGGAGTTCAAGCCTAAAAGTCCGTACAAGCAAATTAAGTACGGGTTACACTATATTCAGAGAAGGTACACAACGCCGTGTCACGCTTGGTATCACGAACAGGAATTCGGTTGGTATTGAATCAAGAAATCGTTAGACTCGTAGAGGAAAGGGCAGGGAATTACTGCGAAACTTGCGGCAACCCTGCTCTGGAATCTATGGCGTTACACCACCGGAAATTGAAATCTAGGGGCGGCAAGGATTCAGTATCTAACCTCATAAGAGTTCATCATCATTGTCATAATCTGGGAACGAACTCAATACACTCTCAGCCTTCTCTGGCTACCGACAAGGGCTGGATGGTGAGCAGTTGGGCAAATCCCGAAACCGAACCGTTCCTGAGATGGGACGGCGAGTGGATTTTATTAAAAAATGACGGAAGCACCGAAAAGGTGTAATGTAAGCAATCCCGATAAGAAAGGCAAAAAAAATGGCAGTAAATACAATCACAATCGAAGGCAACCTCGGCTCTGATCCTGAATTAAAGGCAGTAAGAGATGAAACACTTTCAACGTTTTCTCTGGCTCATACACCTCGCAAGAAGGTCAATGGTCAATGGGAAGATGGCGAAACACTCTGGTTCCGAGTTACGTTCTGGAACTCTAAATCAGATCTCGTTCAAGACCATTTGAGAAAAGGCGACAAAGTAATTGTCATCGGAACTCTTTCGCAGTCTAATTTCGTAAGCAAAACCGGTGAGGCGAAGTCATCCCTAGAAATTAACGGGTCAAGTTTCAGTATCGTTCCAAGATCTCAAAATCGTTCTACTAACTTCGAAAGCGTAATTAAGTCAGTTGAGGATGTTCCATCATGGTAGATGAAGTCTGGACAAGTAATCAGGTAGTCGAATACCTCGGCATTACAATAAATAACCTTCGACAGATTCAACATCGCAAAACGCTGGTATGGGTTAAGAAAGAGGGCAAGTCCGTTTTCTATCGAGCCGAAGATGTAATCGCTTACAAACAAAAGCGCGAGGCAAGAGTTAAGCGGTAAAATCTCTTACATGATTATCGACAGGGAAGTAGTAACAATCGCCGACATAGACGAGGCGATTTCCTACCTGTCCGAAATGATGCAAGACAGATACGGAAACAGACTTACGCACCAAAAGAAGGCTCTACTATTGGAGCAAATGGACGACCTGCTCGATGCTAGATTGGAGGCGATGGATGAAAATCGAAACAGTAACGATAGACACTCTCAAGTTAGATCCCCAGAACGCGAGGCGGCACTCGAAACAAAACCTTAATGCGATTACTAATAGCCTAAATAAGTTCGGGCAACGAAAGCCGATAGTCGTACACAAGGACGTAGTAATCGCCGGTAATGGAACGCTCGAAGCCGCTAAGGCTCTGGGATGGCAGGAAATTACCATAAGCCGTTGCCCTGATAACTGGGACGAAGATACCGCTAAAGCCTATGCGTTAGCCGATAATCGATCTTCAGAACTGGCCGAATGGGACGAAGGTGTACTCGTATCCCAACTCGTTGATCTCGATGCCAACGGGTGGGACATTGGTGGACTGGGTTTTACCAATGAAGATATGGCCGAAATGAAAAAAGCCGATCAAATTTTTGGGGATGACGAAAACGCCTATACAAAAGTCGTGAACATTCCTCAATATGAAATCGTGGGAGACAAACCCGAACTTTCTGAGTTAGCCGATACAACAAAAATGGAAGAACTGACGCAAGAAATCATAAAGGCTGACATTCCTGAAGATGTCAAACTATTTTTAATTCGTGCGGCTAATAGGCATATCGTATTTAATTACAAAAAGGTCGCCGAGTATTATCCACACGCACCCGCTGAAATCCAAAGCCTTATGGAAAGGTCAGCACTCGTCATCATAGATATTAACGATGCGATCCATTACGGTTATGTCGATTTCATGGATGAACTAAATACGCTCGAAAAGGCTGATCGTAATGCGGAGTGATTTTGCCGCCTTTATTTTGACTCATGGCAGACCGGACAATGTAATCACATTACGCACTCTTCGTAAAAGTGGATACACGGGCAAGGTTTATATCATTATCGATAACGAAGATAAGTTCGGGGATAAATATAGAGACGAATTCGGGGCTGAAAATGTCATCGAGTTCGATAAGGAAGCAGAGTCTAAGACTTTCGACACCGCTGATACGCAAGATGACAGAAGATCCATCGTTTATGCTCGCAACGCCTCGCAGAGAATCGCTAAAGAAATGGGCTTAGATTACATACTGCAACTTGATGATGATTACACCTCATTCTGCTATCGCTTTATTCATAACGACACGATCAAATCTACCGCTATCCACAACTTCGACGCGATTGTGGACAAAATGATCAAGTTGCTCGAAGATACAGGTGCGCTAACTGTTGCGTTTAGTCAAGGCGGAGATCATATCGGGGGAGTAGAGGGGTCAATCAGTAAGGGGATCTTGCGTAAGGCGATGAACTCTTTTTTTATTAGAACTGATCGCCCTATCAATTTCGTGGGCAGAATCAATGAAGATGTGAATTCGTATGTCGTGGATGGAAGTCGTGGAGAGTTATTCCTTACAGTAACCGGATTACAACTAACTCAAAATCAGACTCAGAAATCTAGTGGGGGGATGACTGACATTTACCTCGGACTCGGTACTTACACAAAATCCTTTTACACAGTAATGATGCACCCATCTTCCGTAACTGTTAAAAGTATGGGCAACACGAATCGCAGACTTCATCATGCGATTAAGTGGGATAACACCGTTCCCAAGATTATTAGCAGTCGTTACCAAAAGGTTACAATGTAATCATGCCTGAAAGTAATGTAATTAAACTCGATTCTGAATTGGTGGAGAAAGAACGCCAAGTCTTAAAATATCGCAAGGGCGGATTAACCTTCGATCAAATCGCTGAAAAGATGGGCTACTCACATCCGTCGGGGGCTCATGCCGCTTTCAAAAGAGCGTTAGAGCGAACTCGTGACGATGCGTTAGCCTCGGAAGGTCGAGAACTTCATAGAGCGAGGTTAGAAACTGCTCTCACCGCAATATGGGATAGAGTGCTGAGCGGGGATCTTCGAGCAATCGCCATGATGCTGAGGATTCTTGAACGCGACGCAAAACTTTATGGCTTAGATATGCCGGTCAAGACGGAGATTGAGGTTACAAACTACGATGGCAACCTTTTACGACAGAGAACAAGAGAGATTATCGAAGTTATACGAGAGATTAGAGAATCGTCGGATAGCGTGGGAAACGGATCTAGCGAGGCCGGAGCAGTTACCGAATAGCGACGAGTCGTGGAGCATATATCTCTACCTCGCTGGTCGTGGTGCTGGTAAAACTCGAACCGCCGCTGAGTGGTTGGCGTGGGAAGCAACGACGAGAGCGAATACTCGATGGGCTATTGTCGCCCCGACTTTTGGTGACGTGAGAGATGTATGCGCCGAAGGTGAATCAGGAATCATCAACGTATTGAGAGATTACGGCTCAATAGACGATTACAACCGTTCGCAGGGTTCGATTACTTTGACTAACGGATCTCGAATAAAACTTTTCTCGGCTGACGAGCCTGACCGCCTTCGTGGACCGCAACATCATGGGGCGTGGTGCGACGAATTGGCCGCTTGGCGATATGCCGATACTTGGGATCAGTTGCAGTTCGGATTGCGTCTTGGTGACCATCCTCGAACCGTTATCACTACAACGCCACGGCCCGTAGCCCTAATCCGAAACCTCGTAGGCCGGACAGATGGAACAGTTAAGGTAGCGAGAGGTTCGACCTTCGATAATGCTGATAACCTCGCTCCGCAAGCGTTGATTGAGTTACAGGCTCGATATGCCGGTACGCGTATGGGTAGGCAAGAACTTTATGGCGAGATCCTGAACGAATCCGACTCTGCTCTCTGGACTCGTGCCTTAATTGACGAAGCCCGGATTCAGCCGGAAGATGCCCCGCCGTATTTCCGAGTCGTGGGCGCCATTGCGCCATTGATCCTGCCGTGACAAGTGGCGAAGGGTCAGACGAAACAGGAATCGTTGTCGCCGGTGCTACCCCTGACGGACATTATTACGTTCTCGAAGATGCCACGATGAGGGGAACGCCTGAGAATTGGGCAAGAAAAGCCGTCGAGATGTTTAGAAAGTGGAAATGCGACCGAGTTATTGGAGAAGCAAATAACGGTGGCGACATGATTGAGTCACTTCTCCGACAGGTTGATGCGACTATCCCTTACAAGAAAGTTCATGCGTCGAGAGGAAAGAAAGTCAGAGCCGAGCCGGTGTCTGCCCTATCTGAACAGTTACGCCTTCACTTCGTTGGAAATAACTTCGCCGAATTGGAAGATCAACTCGTGACGTGGGAACCGGACAGCGATAAATCCCCTGACCGCATGGACGCTATGGTCTGGGCTATCTCTGAGTTAATGGGTGGATCTAACGCCCTGCGCTCGCTTGCCGCTCTCGCTGATTTCTGCCCTAAGTGTCGTCTGCCACTCGTTAAAGGCACTCGCTTATGTCCGAGATGCAATCACGCTATCATTACACCTGCCTGATGTTTAAGGGGCGTTATTAAGGGGAGACAATGGGTTTAATTGACCGTCTAGCAAAAGCAGTTGCACAACAAATTGAGAAGGCACCAAGTAATTTACCAGCCGGCGCAGTAGTTATGACCGAGCAACAAATGAGAGATGCGAATACGCAAAACACTTATGGTCAGCAAACTCCCTTAAAGCGCAATCCAATTTTGGCAGGAGTTCCGTTCGGTCCGGGTTCGCCAATTCTTCCGGGTGCTATTAACCCGCTTCGTGAAGATGGTCGGGCTGATCCTCGCCGTTATGAGTATCAAGTCGCTCAAAATATCAACATCGGAACAGAACAGAAGTTAGTTCAGTTCAAGACTCTTCGCGGAGCCGCAGAGCAAATCGATATCGTGCGCCGTTGTATCGAAGTATTAAAAGCCAAAATCTCTGGCATGGACTGGGACATAGTTATCGCTGAGGATGCCAGCGAAAAGATTATTGCCGAAATCGGTGGAGATCACACTCGCGCAATGAGTCAGGCTCGCTCTAAGTTTTCAGATGAAATCTATCGCCTGCGTACGTTTTGGGAGAATCCAGACCGCGCTAATGGATTAACTTTTATCGACTGGATGATGATGAGCCTAGAGGAAATCCTCGTACTTGATGCGTGGGCAATCTGGCCGCAAAAGACAGTAGGCGGAGATCTATACGGTTTCCAAATCCTCGATGGCTCTACTATCAAACCGCTATTGGATGACAGAGGCATGCGCCCAATGCCACCGCAAGCCGCTTATCAGCAAATCCTTTATGGCTTCCCTCGCTCTGAGTTCCAAGCAAATTCCGACAATGTTGATGCCGATGGAGAGTTTACAAGCGACGACCTTTCTTACTTTATCCGTAACCGCAGAGCAAACTCGGTTTATGGCTCGTCACCGGTGGAGCGTTGCCTACCTCTTGCCGACCTTTATCTTCGCCGTCAGCAGTGGTTGAGGGCTGAATATACCGATGGCGTAACTCCTGAGATGATGCTCACCTCGGATGCAGATTTTGGTAATGATCCGCTCGTTATGAAGCAGTACGAAAATATCATTAACGACAACCTCGCCGGACAAACAGAACAACGCAAACGCGCTCTTATCTTGCCGGCTGGATTAAAACCGGAATTCTACGAGGGCTACGGAGAAAAGTTTAAGGCCGCTCTCGACGAGTATCTGATTACTTCCATCACCGGACACTTCGGCGTATTACCTACCGAAATCGGATTCTCCCAAAAGGGTGGTTTAGGTGCTTCCGGTCATCAAGAGGGCGAAGCGAACGCGGCTCAGGCGATTGGTGTCGCTCCGTTGGCTCAATGGATTTCTAAGATGCTTACAAATATCTCTTACACATACCTCGGTATGCCTCGTGAACTTGAATTCAAATTCATGCTCAACGAAATTAGAGATAACGAAGAAATGGCGAAGAAATCAGATCTCGAATTGCGTGGCGGAACTAAGACAATGAACGAACGCCGAAGCGAATTGGGCTTACCTCTTCTCGATACTCCTGCCGCTGACCAGCCAATCTTGGTCGCTGGCAATGGTGTCTTTCTTTTTACCCCAGAAGGAATCGTGAACGCCGCCGCTCCGGGTGCTGGACTGAATCAGGTCGATGCCGAAGTTGATCCTATGGCAGAGTCAAATCCAGAGCCAAATTCGTCTCCAAATTCAGAGCCAAATCCTGCTGAAAATGTACAAGATGTACAAGCCACGGAGCAAGCAGACTTCGAAAAGGCCGGAGTACCGTCTAAATCCGAAGTGAAGGATGCGCTATCTCGCTTGAAGATTCTCCCTAATGCCGCCGGAGATCATCCTGCTTCCGATAACCCTGAGCAGATAGCGGACTCAGTATCAAGTCCGTGGCCGATTGTCGAAACCGATAACGGAAATTACCCTGTAGATCCTGACGTCTGGACTAAGGCAAAACTCACTCTCGTCGAGGTAAAGGAACTTTACGGAACTAATACCGCCCTCGATAGGTCAAATGTCGCTGACCATATCGAGTCGATGGGTCAGGCTCTTACCCCGTATCGTGGTTATCCTCTCGTCTTTGATGATGGCGAGAAGTTGGTTATCGTGGACGGACACCACCGCCTCTTCGCCATGTGGCTCTTAGGTATGGAGCAGGTTCCGGTATGGCTTGGAACTCCGGACACGGCTAAGCAAGCGAGCGCAGAAGTCAAGGCGTTTCTAAAGTGGTCGAGTAAGGGAAAGAGGGCTCGCCAGTTCGAGTTTAAGGCTCTCGACCCTATCGTTGGAGATGCCCTAAACCGGTGCTACTTCGACGGAGATCTCGACACGATGAAATCTCTCGCTAAGGCTTACCTGCAATGAATCATGGCGTTCATCAAGTCGAT